CGAGATCATCGAAGTCCTCGAAGAAAAGGATGTGGACCTTGGTTAAAGCACTGACGAGTCCGCAGAAAGAATCCTTCCTCCTGCTCACCTTGCAGTACGGCGATCCTGCCTCGCCGTCTTTCGCGCGCTACACCAACCGCTCAGAGGATTGGGCCGGGCAGTACGCCTCGACTCCGACGCTCGGCATCGAATTGCCGAAGAACAACGGCGCGTTCGATGAGGCCGTCTGCAACATCAAGCTCGCGAGCGACGACTTCGTGGACCGTTTCACGGACGGGCTCCCGACCTCGCAGTGCTCCGTGATCGTTCAGGAGGTCACGCTCCCCGTCGTGATCGGGGAGTCGGCCACCATCCTGACGCTCTTCACCGGCAAGGTGACGAGCACGATCCGCAACCAAGGCGGCCGCTCGAACGCGCGGCTCATCAAGGCGAAGTCCTGGAAGCAGTTCTTCAAGGTCCGCATGGGGATGCCCGCAGACCACCAGTGCCCGTTCATGTTCAATCAGATCGGGTGCAACAGCGGGACCGAGGCGGGGGGCTTCCCGAATCCTCTCGGTGCTCCGGCCGGCAAGAACATCACACTCATCGAGGGGCACAAGATCACCCTGTCGAGCGGCCTTGCCACCACGTTCGACTCGCAGTACAATCGCGGCTACATCGAAAAGGACGGCATCAGGATCGACATTCGAGAGTTCGATGCCGCGGTCGCGGACGACGTGCTGTACCTGACTCGGCAGCCGCCGACCGACTGGCTCGGCCAGAGCATCAACATCTTTGCCGGCTGCGACAAGACTATCGAGAACTGCCGGCTCTGGAACAACGAACAGAACTTCGGCGGCGTCGGCTATGGCATCCCGGCCTACAATCCCAACTTCGAGGACACCCCGTCGTGAGTGTTTACACTGCGACTCCGCTCAACCTCACTTGGCAGGCCGCCACGCTCCCCTACGCGGACAAGCTCCGCGCGATCCTGGAGTCGTGGAAGGACACGCCCTACATGGTCTGCCAGCAAGAGAAGCGAGTCGGCGTCGACTGCGTGCGCTTCGTCGCCGCGGTGTGGGACGAGATGCTCGCGAGGCCCGGCGATCAGATCCCGCGCCTGTCGCGCGACGCCTCCCTGAACAACCCGCGCAAGACGATGGAGTTCATGCGGATGCTGCTCGAGCGGTACGCGCCGGTCGAGGAACTCACCAACAAGCACTACGTCGTCGAGCCCGGCGACGTGCTGGTCGTTCGCGCGCGTGGCGGCGGCCCGGGTCACGTCATCCTCGTCGGCCCTGACCAGAACACGACTTGGCAGGCCGGCACTCGCAAGGTCGTTCGCAGCGGTTGGATGCTCCTCGACCGCTATCAAGTGCTCTCCCACTGGTTCCGTTACGGAGATCGAAGCAAGTGGCTGACGCAGCAACCATCGCAATCATCGTAATCGACATCGCCGTCGCCGCTCTGGCGGCATACGCGGCGGGTCGACTCGCGAAGAAGAACCAGCAGGGCCGCGACGACAAGCCCACGACCGTCGCGGAGCGCGGCGCATTCGTGAACTGGTTCCTCGGTCTGCGCCGACTCGGGTGCGTCTTCGGATGGGCCGGCAACCGGCGCATCCGCAAGGAATCCGCGCCCGGCGGCAAGGGCGCGTTGTTCGGCGGCGGCTCCAAGGTGCCGATCTACTACGAAGACGGCCTGCACATCTGCGCGGTCGGGCGCGTGGACGAGCTTCGGCAGATCCAGCAGAACGGCAAGATTCTGTTCAAGGGGCCGATCACGCGGCTCACCTATCCTTCCGGCACGGCCCTCGGGCTCGGCCGAGAAGGTACCATGACGCTGTACTGGGGTGAGCAGCCCGATCTCGATGCGGTCGTGCCGCCGGTCGACAGCGAGGTCGACTCGTGGTTCGGAATCGAGAGCCGCTGGCCGCTCTTCTGTCGTGTCGACTGGAGCCAGAAGCGCCTCGGCCCCGGCCCGACGTGGCCTCTCATGGAGTACACTTGGTTCAAGTATTGCCAGTACAGCGACGCGCTGTTGCCGTCGGTCCCGTCCTACATCTCGCCGACGTTCGTTCTCGACGGAGCTACCATTCCGATCGTCGGGCACGTCAACGGCGGTGAGGGCATCGGCTACTTCATCACCATCGCCGACATCGGCACGGTCACGACCGAAGAAGGCGTCCATTACCGCGCGTCGATGATTAAGGACAACGATCAGATCGAACTGTCAGGCAACAGCTTCGCCGACGGCACGTACACCGTCCTGAAGGTGGAGATCGTGAGCGTCCTGGTGCTCGGGATTCAGCATCTCGAGTCGCACGTCTTCTTGAAGGGCGGCATCTCCGGCGCAAACGACTCCGGTTCGATGCAGCTTTACTCCCGCGCCGACGACGACGGGATCAACCCGGCGCACGCGCTTGCAGAGATCCTCTTCGCGCCGTGGCCCTACGGACTCGGCCGCGATCCGGCGCCGTTCAAGCTGAACAGCGGTGGCAACTCGCTCGATGCAGCCGCGGTCCTGTTCGACGATGAAGGACTGATGTCCAGTTTGCTCGCGAAGGACGGCGCCAGCGCGCACGAGGTCGTTGCCGGTCTGCTCCAGGATGTGGGAATGTTCATCACGCTGAACACCGAAACCGGCCTCTACGATTTCGTGCCGATCCGTGCGACCGATCCCGACGACCGGCCTGAGATCACACTCGACCAGCTTGCCGGCAATTTCCCGGAGATCGAGACGCCCCAGGGCGAGCTTCCGCAGAATGCCGTCGTCTACGGCTTCTCCGATCGAGACAACCAATTCCGTGACATGACGATCCTGGTCGCCGCCGACGGGCAGGCGAGTTACGAGAACCGGCAGGCAGCCGACACGGTGCAGATGCTCACCGTGATCGACTTCACCGTCGCCGAGAAAGTCGCGAAGCGCCGGTCGCAGGAGAGCCTCGCCGGCGGCGCGATCTTCCGCCTCAGCGGCAACAGGACCGTGCGCGAACTGCTGCCGGGGATGGTCGTCACCGTCGAAGGCGTAGACGAGCCTCTGCGCATTCTCTCGGTCGAGATCCAGGACGACAGCGGAGAAGTCAAGATCGAAGCCGCGAGCGACTTCATGGGCGCCAAGACGGACGAGACGGATCAGATGGGTAGCGGCGCGCCGGCCGGTGGTGAGGAAGGCGGCGACATCGACCCGCCGCTCCAGTTCGATCTGTTCCAGGTGCCCGCCTCGATCTCCGCGACGATGACCGTGATCGTACCGCAGATCCGCGCCTCGAGCGCGGTCGCGGACACGACCATCGACATCTCAGGCGACGACACGAGCTACTACGAGAAGGACACCTTCTCGGCCGGGCAGGCGGGCGGCGTCACGACAAGCGCAATGCTCGTCGGAGACACGACCGGCCCTGACTTCGATGAGCTTGGGCCGGACATTTCTGACGTTCAGGACTTGACCAGCGACTCGGCCAGCTTCAACGCCGGTCGGCAAATCCTGATGATCGTCTCGGGCCTCGGCACCGAAATCTGCTACGTCGATGCGATCACGTCGACCGGCGGGCTCGGCTGGACCTGCAACAACATCATCCGCGCGCAGCAGGGCACGACGGCGCTTGCGCACCCGAGCGGCGCGCGCGTCTACATCTTCGACCCTGAGCAGGTGCCGTCGGTGCAGGACGTGCTCATCGCGAGCGGGAACACCATCTACGTCAAGCCCGTCCCGGGCGGCCTGACCTCGGCCGAGGTCGCCTCGAAGAATATCACGCTGGTCTGAGGCACCCATGGCCCTTCAATGCCCGTCATGCCAGGAACGACTGAGCATCAAGCGCACCTACTCGGCCGGCGGCGCCGGCCAGAGTCAGGAAACCGAGTGCTCCAAGTGCGGAAAGCGTTTCGCAGCGGTGACTCTCGTCTTCCGCGAGATCGGGCAGTGGGGCCTCGGCGCATTCGCGGCGGTCAGTCTGCTCCGCCGCGGCGCGCTCTCGCTCAAGCTCCACAAGACGAAGTTGACGGAGCGACGCAAGTAGGCTATCCTGAATCCTGGAGAGATCGGCTAAGGGAGGCGACCGGGCAGGCCCGGGAAACGCAGGTTTGAACCCTGCTCTCTCCACCATCTTCGACCCTGAAAGGCCCCCATGCCCTCGATCGAAAAGTTCACGCGCAGCCAGTTGGAGAACGCCCTGGTTCGCGCCCGCGAGCGGGCGGACAAGGCCGAGAAGAAGGTCCGCGACGTTCCCGCCGACGTGGAGCTTCTCCGCCGGCTGAACAAGACCCTGACCGGGCAGGTCCGCAAGGCGCAGGGCATCATGGACCTCGCGCTGGCCGAAGTCCAGGAAGGGATCACGGACTTCTCCGGGCTCCAACTTCCGCCGCCGATCAAGCTGAAGCGCGGCAAGGAAGAGATGATCGCGGTCGCGCACGTCACCGACACGCAGATCGGCAAGATCACCGACTCGTTCAACACCGAGATCGCCGAGGGGCGACTCATGGAGTACGCGCGCGCCGTCGCGAAGTGCGTGCAGGTCCACCATGCCAACTACGGCGTGCAGGAACTCCACGTCTACTTCGGCGGCGACATGGTCGAGGGCGAGCAGATTTTCGCCCATCAGCCGTTCCAGATCGACTCCTCGGTTCTGCGGCAGGCGATCATCAACGCCCCGAAGATCCTCGCGCAGATGCTCATGTACTGGACGAGCTACTTCCCGAAGATCCGGGTGCTCACGGTTCGCGGCAACCACGGCCGCGTCGGGAACAAGCACTCGGTCACGCACCCGGAGACGAACTGGGATACGGCCTGCTACCTCGTGACCGAGCACATGGTCCGCGAGGGCCTCGCCGCCAAGGGCCTCGCCGCCGACCGCGTGACGTTCAAGCACTCGCGGTCCTGGTACAACGTCGATGACGTGCTCGGCCACAAGAACCTACTGATCCACGGCGACGTGGGCATCAAAGGCAGCAACGGCTACCCCTGGTACGGCACGGGCAAGCGCATGGCCGGCTGGCTCGACGCGGTCCCGGAGTCGTGGCAGCATCTCTACATGGGCCACTTCCATCAGTACGTCAGCTACGACTGGAACGGCCACTTGGTCTTCGTCGGCGGCACGATCGAGTCCGACAATGAGTTCGCTCGCGCGGAACTCTCGGCCACCGGCAAGCCGAAGCAGCGGCTCCAGATTTGGAACCGCGACGACGGCCCGGTCGTCGACCTCCCCATCTGCCTCAAGTTCGGCTACACGCCGCGCAAGAACTACGGCGACAAGCGAGTGACACTCTAATGAAGCGGGCCAAGCCCAGGATGCTCGTGACGATCAAGTTCCCGCGTCGCGGGAATGTCCGGTGCGTACTCAAGCGCGCCGTGCTCGAGGCCAGCGTCCAGTTCGAGCAGTGGCTCGCAAGCAAGATCCTCGACCGCCTCCCGCTCGAGCAGAAGGAAGGCGAGTTCAGCGTCTCGTTCGTGGTCACGCACAAGCCGGGCAAGCCGTTCGGATGAGGCCCGGCGAAGGGCAGCGGTCGCTGCCGATGATTACCTTCGACCCCGCGTGGCTGGCCGAGCGCGGCGTCACGGCTGCTCAACTCCTGCCGATCCCCGGGATGCCCATGCTGGTCGTCCAGCACCGCATCGAGGGCGCCCTGTACGAGTTCCTGGCGAAGCTGCCGACCATCGGCCCGGGCCCTGGCCCGAAGACGCCCCAGGACATCCTTGAGGCCGCCAAGTCGCAGATCGAAGCAGGGATCGCCGAGCGGCACCGCCTTCTGGCCGAGAAGCCGGCGTGATCCTAACCGACGGCATCCACGTCGTCAGCACCGACGGGCTCGCCGAGCTTCACGCCTTCGCCGGGCGCATGGGTCTAGGGCGGTGTTGGTTCGATCCTCGGTCGGATCATTTTCACTACGACCTGACCACCGCTTCGGCCGGCAGCCGCCGACAGCAGGTCATGGAGGCGCGCGCCCTAGCCGCCGGCGCGCTCCGGGTCTCCAGCAAGGATCTCGTCCGTCGGGCGTGTTGGGCGCGGTCAGGCCCCGAACCCGCCTGAGCCCCCGAAGAGGCCGCTGGAGCCGCTAAGCGAGCCCCCGAGCGTGGGCCGAGCGGCCGTACCGACAGCGGCCTTGGTGACGCGCCCGGTGCCCATCACGTCGCTGTAGAAGGCCATCACCAGGGCATCCGCCCGGTCCGGCGACCCCTGCTTCGTCCGCTCGGCGTACGCCTGCTTCGATTCCAGGCGCAATCGACTCTTCGGATCAAGGTCATAGAGGCGGCCGATTAACTGGCCTGCCAAATGGTCGTCATCAGGAAGGCTTATATTCCCCGCCTTCAGCCGGCGGGCGAACGTGAAGAGCGCCTCGGTCGCCTTGTTCGAGTATTCCTTCGAGTCGCATGCGGTCCCGCCGAAGTTAAAGGGGATGTAGCGGACCTTCGCTTCATCGAGGATGTGGCGCACGCCGGCGCCCATGCCGCCGTTGTCGAAGACGTAGACGCAATCGGAGTTCTTCCATCCCGCAAGCTGCTGCATCCGCAGCGCGTAGCGCATCACCTGCGCCGGGTCGGTCGAGCGGAACGTCTTCTCCTCGACGATCGCGAGCCCTTCGCGCCGGTAGATCACCGACTCGTCGTCGCCGAAGGCCGCGAGGTCGATGCCAAACGCCTTCACCGGGGACAGCAGCCGCGCCTCGCCCTTCGGCCGCTTCATCGCCGCTTCGAGTGACGCGAGATCAACGGGAGACCGCGCATTCGCGCTCGGGAACTCACCGAGGACGCGCGAACGGAAGATGTCACTGTCGCGGCCGTACTGCTCTTCCAGGCGCTTGTTGCGGGCCGGCGACACGATCGCGGGATACTGCTCGGCGACCTTCTCGGCATTGAAGACGAAGCACTTCCAGAGCCCGCGCTTCGCGGTGAAGCAGCGGTGGAACGAGTTGTTCAGCACGGTCGGGTTGCCGATCGCCATGAAGAGGCAGTCGGGGTTGGACAGCGTGCCTTCGGCCGTGACGAAGATGTCGTCCGGGATACCCTGCGCCTCGTCGAAGATGAAGGTCATGTTCGGCTGGTGGTAGCCGGAGATGTTCGCCGAGCGCGTCGCGGTCGCGACCTTGATCTCCCAGTCGCGCTCTTGGCCGATGATGACCCGCGACTTCGTGACCTCGATGAACTTCTGGAGGTACGGATGGCTGTTCATCAGGAGGCGTGCGCACTCGGCGAGGAACTGGTCGCGGCACTGCCGAACCGACGGCGCCGAGAGGATGGTCAGGGCCTTGAACGCGCGGAAGGTCCGCCACATCGCGATGACGGCCGTGATCGTCGTCTTGCCCGGTCCCTGGCCGGAACGGATCGCGACGAACCGTTCACCGCGCTGGATCGCGAGGAGAACCTCGCGTTGGTGATCCATCGGCTTGAAGTTCAACAGTTCACAGAAGAAGAGGATGTCGACCCTCGCCCTCGTGTAGATATCCTTCCATTCAGTGCTCATAGCTGGACGCCAGAATAACCGCGGGCGGCGCGAAGCGGGGGTAGAGTCGCAGCGCGTCGTAGGTCGGGAGTCCGTCGATGCCGGCCACCACGAGCAGCGGCCTGCGGCCGCGGATCTCGCCGACCGGCTCCATGTCCTTGCCCCGCGCGACGTGGAACAGGAGGCGGCCGGGGCCGAGGAAGCGCGTTAGGACGGAGCCGTCGTGGACGGCGATCTCGCGCTGCGTGGACGGCTGCGCGTTCTTCAGGACCGTCGTCAGGTCCGCGAGCCACGCCAGCTTGCCGGAGCCGTAAGGCACCGCCACGACGACATCATCGTCGGGCAGCGCGACCATGTGTCAGAGGACGGCCGCAATCTCGATCTTGCGGGCCTCCTCGACCTTGAACCGTTTGCACGAGATCCCGACACGACCGCCTTCGGGATTCGCAAGCTGTCGGAGCGCGATGCGAGAGACCACGAGCGGCTTCAGCCCGAGGCTCTGCTCCGCGAACTGCACCGGGCCGGCCACCAATTCGGTGCCCATGCGGCGCCTTCTTTCAGTGCTGGCGGAGACCAAGGAACGCAGCCACCAACCCGAGAACCGCAGCGACGCCGCTGCCGACCTGAGCCAAGACCTTTTGCTTGGTCTCGAGTCGGTCAACACGCCCTTTGAGGCCGGGTCGATCGCCTTCTCCGACGAGGGTTTCGTGCATTTCGCGGATGCGCCGGCTATCTTCCTTCTTCTGTTCAGCACTGAGGCGCGCCTCCGTCTCGAGGGCGACAAGACGCGCCTCGTGATCGTTGCTTTTCTTGGGGCTCATGGGGCCGGCTCGACAGGGGGTTCGAGGAGTCCGGCCGGTTCGGCTCCCGTCGGGAGCCCCAACACGTCCCGGACCATTCCGCTCACGTCCTTCGGCTTGCCCGCATTGTCGTCCGACTGGAGAAGGCCCTGCACCGACGCCAGCAGGCGCAGCAGCGCCGCCTTGGCCGTCGACTTCTCCTCCAGGTTGATCTCTTCCTGGAGCTTCAGGATCATCATGGCGCGGTCAGCGGCCGGGTCGGCCGTGATGCGCAACTTCGCGGCGTACTTCGCCAGCGACAAGAGGTTCGTGACCTCGTGCTCCCGGTAGCCCTGCTGACCGAGCACGGCGCAGACCTGGAGTTCGGGCTGCGCAAGGATCATGCGCAGCACGCGCTTTTGCTCGAGTGCCTCGACTTCCATGATCTCATCGGGTCGCGGCCACGCCTCGCGCGCGAGGTTGGGGTCGGTGAGCAGGTCGAACGCGGCACTGCCCTTCTCGTCCGCGTGGACGTTGAGACGCAGGCCGAGCGTTCGTGCGAACTCGCAGAACCGCTCGACCTGCTCCTCGTCGTTGATGGGCAGGAGCGGCAGCGGGTCGCGCGAGCACGACAGCACCATCGGGTCGTGGATGTCGACGTGCTTCAGCGCGAAGACCTGGAACGGCTCGCTCCAGGGCGACGGGTGAGAGTGCGTCGCGTCAGCGAGCGGCTCACCCACGCGCACGAGCCCGCGCACGCGCGCGAACTCACGGACGATCCGCCATCCGATCTGCCGGCGCTCGGGGACGGTTTCCTCGAGTCGTTGCTCCGGGGACAGGAAGCAACGGTGCCAGTATGCGGCAAGTTCGCCCCCGCCCAGGACACGGGCGGACGGGTCGATGCGGAGGCCGTTGGCGGACTCGATGGAGGCCATACCCTCCATCATAGCCCGGGGGCGGTTTCCGCGCCACTGGGAAGGGTCTTCCTAGAGCTTCCCGATCAGGTAGAGGAACAGCCACATGGCGCTGCTACCGGCTGCCGTTGCCAGCAGGAGGAACTCGACTAGCGTCCCCGCCGGCAATGGCCGACGGGGTGATGGGCTGCAGGTTGAGTCGTTGAAGCGCATCGGTCATTCCTTGTCCGGGTTCCTGGCGACCGCACGCGCGACAGAAGGCGAAGACTTCGCCACCGGTGCAGAGGCCGAGTTCGATAGAGTTGCAGGTGCCGCAGTGGAAGCTGTTCATATGAGGAAGATCCTCGGCACGGGTAGGACCGGCTTGCCGGGCTTGCACCCGAGCTTGCACGGGATGCCGAAGCCGTGGTAGTAGCCGGTGTTCCAGCACTCGGCACACTCGAAGCCGCCGAAGGCGGGCGCGATCGACATGAGAGGTGCATCGGGATTCGGCTGAAGCACCTTCACGACGCCGCCAGTGGCAGGAGGGATCGTGATACTTTGCCCGGTGCCGCCGATGAGGTACGGTACGTGGTTGATGCAGCGGAAGTCAAGTGCTGCAACTGTGCCGGCAATTAGCGTGCGCTCGAGTTCGTAGTGCGCGACGTTCCAGCAGCCGGGCTCCGAGCACGACTCAGTCCGCCTGAGCAGGCGCCAAATCGTATTGCCGACTGGCTCGAAGAGTTCGCCGGGCTGAAGGAAGAAGGTCATCAGTGCAGCCTGAGATCGCCGCGACGCTCACTCTGTATGACAGAGCGAACCGGGAACACTTGGCTGACGACGCTGACGTAGTAACGGCCATGCTTAAGTCCGAATCGCTCGGCCGCTCGTGAGGCCGGCACGATGAACCATACGCCGTCCCAGTCCCCGGACTTATTGGCGGTCCGCAGCGCAAGTTCGAGCAGATGGTTCACGGTGATCTCCTGGTGGTTTCCGAGTCCGCCAAGATAATACCGCGGGCCGCGCGGCGCGCAACCGGAAATCAGTTCCATCACTCGCCTTCGTGCGGGAGGTCCGCATCCATCGGAACGCGGTCGAGCCCGCTTGGGTCAAAGGCCCAGTAGGGCGGCGGTAGGCTGAGGATGTAGCTCACCCAGTCGCGTGCGATCGGCGCGGACATCACGACGACGCCGTTCAGACCGCCGGCGGCTCCGAAACCAAGCGTCAGCACGCCTAACACTTCGCCATTGTCGTCGAGTACGGGTGAGCCGCTATTGCCGGGGTTGCCAAAGAGCGCGATGGTCAGAATGTCCGGCTCGTCATCTGTGGTCGACGCAAGGTCTCGCGTGCGCGGGTCGCCGATGTAGCCCTCGGTGATCGCAGCCGGCTGCACCCACGGGAAGCCGACGAGCCAGACGTGCTCGCCGGCGCGCGGCGCCTCGGGCCGGAACACGATAGCGGGCATCTGCCGGTCGGTCCAGAACTCGATGATGCCGAGGTCGGCCTTCGGATGCCTCCATCGCGCCTGGGCCTTGCCCATCGAATTGCCGTACGCATCGTGGCCTTCGAACGACGGACCGATGTCGAGGCAGTGACCGGCGGTCAGGACCAGCGTACGCCACTTGTCCTTCGGCGTCACGCCATCCAACGGGTGCGCGCGTTCCGAGGCGATCACGAAGCCGGAGCCTCCAGTGATCTCGGGAACACCGAGCAGGACGACCGACTCCATCGTCCGCGTGAGCATCAAGTTGATCGGCGGGAGTTGACGCTGCGACGCGCAACCGGGGATGATCGCGATGAAGGCAGCGAGGTAGACCACGATGGCTGCGACGAAGCCCAGGGTCCAACCGACACGCTCACGACGGGTCTCTGGAATCATGGAAGTCTCCTGCCCCCCATCATAGCCTGGGAATCACGGCTCGTCGATGTTGACCACGAACTCCAGGTCGCCGTCGGCTACGACTTCGGTCCCGCCCAGGCCGTCGTCGATCTCGACCTGCCAGTGGTAGAGGCCGGAGAGGGACACCGTGTCGGCCGATTCGACCAGGACCGTCAGGTAGCCCTTGTCGGTGCTCTGATTGAGAATCACGGCATCGACCACGAGCACGGGCGTCTTGAAGTAGCCCTTCTTCCCGTAGAGCGACAGCGCGAACTTCGCCGTGTACCCGGTGAGGTCCGCGTTTTCCTTTCCGCGCCGGTCGAGAGACAGGTCGCGGACACGAACGCGCAGCAAGTGCTGGTCGCCCTGAGCCCAAGTCAGCTTCGGATTGTGCTTCACTGGAGTTCGCCTTCCACTTCCACGATGCCGGTGTCGGCTTCGAGGTCGATGATGGGGTGAATGGTTGCTTCGAGCAGGATCACGGACTCGGAGATGCCTTGCAGGTCCAGCAGCGCCTCGAGACCGACACTGGAGACCAGGATCGTCGGGATGTACACGACTGCCGTCGATCCGAGGAAGTCCGGGATGATGACTCCCGCGAACGAAAGCGTCGGGTTGAAGACGACCGCGCCAGAGGCGAGGAAGTTCGGGCTGATGGTGACAGTCGTCGTGATCGCGGGACCGTAGACGACGCCGGTCGGCCCGATAAAGGTGGGGACGACCGTGATCGTGGCCATCACCGTCGGATTGAAGACGACCGCACCAGAGGCGAGGAAATCGGGGACGATCGTCCCCTCCGTCACGATCATCGGATTGAAGACGACCGCACCAGAGGCGAGGAAGCCGGGCGTGACCGTGATCGTGGTCGAGATCGTCGGATTGAAGACGATGCCGGTTGGACCGAGGAAGTTCGGGCTGACCGTCACCGTCGTCGAGATCGTCGGATTAGAGACGGTAGAGCCGGAGGCCACAAAGTCAGGCGTGACGGTGATCGTCGGGGTGATGACCGGGTTGTAGACCGTCGCGCCCGATGCCAGGAAGTTCGGGCTAACCGTGACCGTCGTCGAGATCGACGGGCTGTAGACGACACCCGTCGGTCCGAGGAAGTCCGGGGTGACGGTGATCCTGGCCGTGATCGTCGGGTTGTAGACTACCGCACCCGACGAGAGGAAATTCGGGCTGACCTGCTCCTGCCAGAACGGGACCGCGCCGAACTCCGACGATGCTCCGTCGGCGAGCGGCATGGACTCCTGAGCGGTCGTGATGCTGGAGAAGCGCATCTCTCAGGTCTCGATCGTGGTCAACGTGGGGATGATGACGCCGGTGGCAGTCGTCGCAGGCCAGATGATCGCAGCGAGGCAGGCGTTGTCGAAAATCTCCGGGAGATTGGAACCGTGCGTGAAGATACAGTCGTAGATCGACGGATCTTCGAAGGCCATGATCGGCACGACGAGCAACGGCCTGTAGAGCACGATGGACACGGCACCGGCAGTGCCCGTCGTCGCCGTGAACTGAATGTGGTCAACTGCCGTGACGCCGTTGTGTCCTTCGCTGGAACTGTCCTGAGCCGCGAGCGGGATCTGAATGAAGCGGCCGGCTTCCCGGTTGTTCGTACCTCCGATCGTGACCAGCGGCGAGGTCTTCGACCCCGCCGATTCCGCATCCGTGTAGGTCAGCGCCACCGTGGTCGCAGTGGTGCCGATTTGGGTGTTGATCTCGAGTCCCATCATCACGCCATAGCCGTTGGTATATCGCGTGAGTGCCGCAGTCGCGAACGCCTGATTCGAGTTGGTGTTCGCCGGGATGGCGCCGACCTGTGACAGCCGGTCCACGATCATAAGCGTGCCTTGGAGCGTGCCCGACATGGACATCCGCGGCAGCCAAAGCTGGCCGAAACCTCCGTTCGAATGCAGGATG